TTATTGCGGGGCAAGTTCTAGGCTATGCTTTCCCCTCGCTACTTGGACGGCTTGGCCGACGAATTAACAGAGATTTACTCACAGCTTGAAAGCGAGATTTTGCAGGACATGGCGCGGCGCATTGCTCGGCTCGGTAAAGTAACCGACGCTACAAAGTGGCAAGCGCAAATGCTTGTAGAAGCAGGCGCAATGAAGCGCAATATTAACCGCATACTTAAAAAGTACGACAAGACAATAGCGCAGCAGGTAAAAGACACCGTAACGGCTGCACTGGAAGCAAGCACAAAGAACGATAACAAGATTTTCAAAGAAGCTACAGGGCGCACCGTTTCAACACCGAACGCGCAGCAAATGCTTTCCACAATTCAGAAGTGCCACAGTGATTTATCACGCCTTACGCTCACGACCGCGGCCACAACTCAAACGCAGTTTGTGCAGCAGGCAAACCGCGTTTATATGAACGTGCAAAGCGGCGCGTTTGATTATGATACAGCCATGAAAAGCGCAGCCGACGAGCTGGCAAAACGCGGAATAACCGCCGTGCAGTATGAAAATGGCCGCCCCGTAACTCGCACCATTGAAAGCGCCGTACGCATGAACATTTTAACCAGCGTGAACCAAACGGCAGCAAATCAGACTTTGAACAACTGCGAGGAATTAGACTGCGACCTAGTGGAAACATCGGCACACATCGGAGCACGCCCCGAACATGAGGACTGGCAAGGGCAGATTTTCAGCCGCAGCGGGAACAATAAGAAATACCGCCCTTTTTCCGTTTGCGAGCTTGGAAGCGTTACGGGAATCTGCGGCATAAACTGCAAACATTCTTTTTATCCGTACTTTGAGGGAATGGAAAACCACTACACCGAAAAAGAGCTGGACGAAATGGCCGACGAAAAGGTAGTTTTCAACGAAAAGGAAATGACACGCTACGAGGGCGAGCAACAGCTGCGCGGAATCGAGCGCAATATAAGGCACTGGAAGCGCCAAGCACTGACCGAGGAAGCGGCAGGCGTAGACAGCACCCGCGCCCGTCGTAAAATCGGCGAATGGCAGGAAACAGCGCGAAACTTCACGAAACAAACGGGCATTGCACGCGACAGCGCCCGCGAGTACGTCGGAACAAAGACAGGACAGCAACCGAAACCGATACGAACACACGCACCAAAGCCAAGCCATGCGGTACCACAGACACCGCCCGCGCCCGTTACATCGGCAACGCAAAAGGCAATAGAGCAGCTGACAGACAACCCGAAAAGCAACACACGCGGAAAGCTGGAAACGCTGCGCGTGCCGACTTTGACAGTAAACACATTCACGACACCGAAAACAGAAGCCGAGATCATACAGCGGCTTGCAGGCGGCGACCGCACCGCGGGCAGTTGTTCATCGCTTGCGCTGGCATACACCGCAAACAAAGCGGGCTTTGACGTGCTGGACTTTCGGGGCGGTATGAGTTTAAATATATTTTCAAGTGACGATACTATAAGGGAGCTTGCGCAATTAAACGGCGTAAAAAGCATTATTGCGCATGAATACGACGACTACAAAGCAGCTCGTTTCCTTATGCAGCAAATGGAAGTTGGCAAAGAGTACGAGCTTGCAGTAGGTAGACACGCGGCCATAGTGCGAAAACTGAAAAACGGCACTTATGAGTTTTTAGAGCTGCAATCGGGCGGAACGAACGGTTTTAAAAAGTTTGAAGCCGATACACTCGATATACGTTTCGGGTGCCAGTATTCCCACACATCGCAGGGCGTAAAATATCAAATACTTAATTGTTTGATTGATATTGCAACACTGGGACAAAACAAAGAGTTTATCGAGCTTATGCGCTACATTAACACGGGCGCAGGTTCACAGCTTAAAGGGTTCGGGGGTTATGCGAAATGACAGAAAACGAAAGCGAAAACATTTATAAAAACGGCCTTGATTTATACAGACCGAACAAGAATTGCAAAATATGGCGCGTAGAAGCACCCGACAAAAAGGGCGAGTTTTTATTTACGTTCGACTGCGAAAACGTTTTTAACTTTTTCAAAGACTACCCCGCAAAGCTCACCGACGAGCAGATAGAAATATTTAAGCGGGAATACCCGACGCTTGCCGCCTTGAAACAGTCCCGAAAACGCCCCTAGAAACGATTTTAAAGGACTTTATAGCGGCAGGTAATGAAATAACACCACCGACCGCAAAACGACGCTTTAAACGCGATATTTACGCCTTGCACACGTTGCGGGGCGTTTTTTTAATTAGGGGAAATTTTCCCTTATTTTCCGCTACTTTCCCCTATTGCCCGAATGACTATAAAAGCAGAGGGCAAACAATGACAATCTACAAACGATTTTTAACACCTAACGAATGGAGCAGACCACAAAGCAAAATAAAAGAGTTCCGCGCAATCGTCATGCACTGGACGGCAAACCCAGCAGCAAACGCCGAGCAGAACTGGCTTTATTTTGAAGCTCGAAAAGCTGGCACCAATAGCTACGGCTCGGCGCATTACATCATCGGCCAAAAGGGCGACATTATCCAGTGTATACCCGACGAAGAAGTGGCCTACCACTGCGGCAGCTCACAGAAAGACCCCGAAAGCGGGCAGATTTACACAAACTACGCGCGTAAGAAGTTCGGACACTACGCCGTACACTTCCAAGTATCAAGCCCGAACTATTGCACGCTCGGCATTGAGCTTTGCCCGACAGACAACGCGGGCAATTTCACAGAGCAGACAATAAAAGCAGCTGCGGAGCTTTGCGCGTATCTTTGCCAGCGCCACAACCTTACACCGCAGGACATCACAACACACCACGATATAGTCGGCTGGAAAGACTGCCCGCGCTTATGGACTAAACGCCCCGAACTTTTGGAAGCGTTCAGATTAAGCGTTGCAGACGAAATCGCAAGAGCTGGGGGTGCAGAATGTGGGAAGCAATAGGCAAGGTATTAACCAGCGCAAACGCTCGCGAAATACTCTTTTTCTTGGCCGTGGTGCTTGTGGCCGCTATCGTGCTTGTAAAAACGGGCGCGGTAAATATCCGCACTAAGCACGTAAGAATCGGCAGAGCAGAAGCCGAACGCGAAGTAATACGCCGACAGGTTGAAGCTGCGCACGACTTCATAATGAGCATAGAGGGAAAAATCAAGGCGGACACTTCCCAGTATAACGGCTATTTCACTAAATACATTCTTGAACGTGTCTACGACAAAACTATCGAATGGATCATGTTCAACCACATTACAAACAGCACGCTTTACGTGCAGGACAAGCAGGACACAATTTGCAACTTGATTTATACGTTTGACGTGGCCGAGGACTTCAAAACGCCCGAGTTCAAAAAACGTATGTGTAACTGGGTTGCGGAACTTATAGACCGCTTAATTAAAACGCGGGAAATATACAGCAAACAGGGGGATTGAATAACATGGAAAACGGCGTAGAAGAAAAAACAGAGCAGAAACCGAACAAATTAAAATCTGCTAAGTTGTGGGTGACAATATGGGCTATCGGCCTTGTGTCTTTTATCGTAATCGCAAACCGCACGGAGTTTTTGAACATTGCGCAGCCGCTTTGCTTTGTTCCGCTTGGTTACTTGGGCGTGAACGTATGGCAAAAGAAAATATACGAGGATAGCGCAAAGTGAAATATACCTGCAAAGTGTGCCAGCAACAATATTTTATATGGCGCATGAAAACAAACGACATCTGCATAGATTGTTTTAGGCGAAAGCTAGGGGGCAAAAGGTGAATATAGCAGCATGGATAATTACGGGGCTTGCAGTCGTATTTATGGCGGTTGTAGCTATTGGCGGCGCTTATTTGAACGCCGAACGAAAACGCTATGAGAAACACATAGCGGACTTAAAAAAAGAGGGGGCAGAAAATGCACAGAACGCAGCGGACGCAATCACAGAAGCGGACAAGATTAAAGAAAATGCAAACACTGGCAATCATACTGACGATATGCACACTATGGCTGACCAGCTGCACAACTACGCGAACGGTAGACAGTAACCCCGCCCCGCAATACTACCCGCCCGACCCTTACGACAAAAACGGGGTGCTTGTGTGGGTAGAAATCAAAGACGGGGAAACGTTCACGGCCACAGAGGACGGCATATATTTGCCGTGGTGGTATTGGCAGAAAGTCTATAACTACATCGTGAACACACAGGAAGCGCAGAACGCAAAACAGAAATGACTATATAGGCAGGAGGATTTAGACCTATGAAAAAATGGGGAATTATCGGCGCTTTGCTTTTTGTGGGCGCAGTCGTGTTCGGTTACTTTTGCAAGTTCCCAGCTGCAACAGTTATCGAAATCGCAGTAGCAGCGTTCGGCTTTACTGCCGTTGTTATCGCTGCAATTAAAGGCGCAAAAGAAAAACAGATCGCAGTATGGAAAACTATTGTTATCGTTGTTCTTGCGTCGGTGGGTGGCGTAATCTGCTGTATTGGCGGACTTGCGCAGAGTATCTTTGCAGAAATCAGCGGCGCGGTGCTTGCACTTTTGGCCGTAATTTTTGGAATGATTTATAACAAAAAATAACGGGTTTTACCCTTGCGGCGGCAGTACATCGCACCTCGTATTTGCCGCCGTTTCTTTTGTATGCAATGTCAAAATAAAAATGACTATGTATATAGCGAGAACGGCGCGTAATCCGTTCTAATCCTTTGGCGGGCACGCCGTAAAAAATGCGTAGGGAGATACACAAATGAAACGTGATTTTTTAGAGGGCTTGGGACTTGAAGCCGAAGTAATCGACAAGATTATGAAAGAAAACGGTAAAGACATCGAAAGCGCAAAAGCGAAGTTCGCCGACTACGACGACGTAAAAAAGCAGCTGGAAACAGCAACCGCAACGCTTGAGAAGTTCAAGGACTACGACCAAACAAAGGCAGATGTTGAAAAATACAAAGCCGAGCTGAAAAAATCGCAGGAAGAAAGCGCGGCAAAAATCGCCGCTATGGAACGTTCGGCAAAAGTCGGGGACTTTTTGAGCGACAAGAAGTTTGTAAACAGCATTACTCACGACGCTGTAAAAAAACAGCTCGCAGATATGCTCACAGACGAAAAGAACGCAGGAAAAAGCCTTAAAGACCTTTTTGACGAAATCACAAAAGACAAAACGGACATCTTAAAGGACGACAACGCAGCAACCCCGCCAGTAGTTCCAGCTATGGGCGGAAACAAGGGCGGAAAATCCGACGATGACGCACAGGCACGCGCAGTTATGGGCTTGCCACCAAAAAAAGATTAAACAGGAGTAAATAACTATGGCTAATCAGATTGCTAAGTTTAAGAAATATGTAGCACTTCTTGACGAAGTTTACATGAACGAATCAAAGACCGCCGTACTTGAAAGCGACGCAACACTCGCACAGGCTGGCGCAAACGCAAACGAAATTATCATTCCTAAGCTTGATATGGACGGCTTGGGAGATTATGACCGCAACAGCGGCTACGTATCGGGTGATGTTACAATGACAAACGAAACCGTGCAGTTTAACTACGACCGCGGTAGAAAGTTCAGCATTGATAACATGGATAACGAAGAAACAGCAGGCCTTGCTTTTGGTAAACTTGCCGCAGAGTTTATCCGCACAAAAGTTGCACCCGAACAGGACGCTTTCCGCTTTGCAAAATATGCAAACGAAGCAGGAACAAAGACAAAAGAAACCCTCGCCACTGGCGCAGAAGTTCTTACAGCTTTGCAGAGAGCAACCGCAGCTATGGACGACGACGAAGTACCAACAGAAAACCGTCACTTGTTCATTACATCGGCACTGCTTACAGCTGCGCAGAATGTAGATACAAACAAGAGCCGCGATATTTTGGGCGCTTTTGCAAGCATTACAAAAGTACCTACAGCCCGCTTTATGACACTTGTAGGATTGCTTGACGGTAAAACATCGGGCGAAACAAAGGGCGGTTTTGCAAAGGTTGCTACTAAGTACCAGCTTACAAGCGACGTTGCACTCGTAAGCGGTAAAACTTACTACACACGCAGCGGCTCGGGCACAAGCGGCTCGCCTTATGTTTATACTGCCGTAGCTTCACCCGATGTTAGCGACATTGCTACATACTACGAAGTCAAGACAGACGGAAGCCACACACTTAACTTCATCATTGCTGAAAAATCAGCAGTTATGCAGTTTACAAAACACCGCGTTGACAAGGCTATCCCACCCGAGGACAACCCCGACGCTGACGCATGGATTTTCAACTTCCGCGAGTACGGACTTGCAGACGTTTACGAAAACAAAACAGCTGGTATTTACGCCAGCTACAACGGCGCAGACCTTGCGCAGGAGTAACGCAGCATGAAAGTAGTAGGATATTCACAGCCGCAGCCAAAACCTACCGTTGCGCAGGAACAGGCAAAACAGAACAGCGGCAATAAACCGCAGGGCGGAAACAAGCCACAGGGTAATAAACCAAACGGCAATAAACCGCAGGGCGGAAACAAGCCACAGGGCGACGCCGCAAACGGTGACGCTGCCAGTGGCGACAAATAGCAGGGGGCGGCGGAATGTTTGAGAACGTAACATATAGCTTTTATACCGAAACTCTTGGCCGTTCCGCCGTTCCCAGTGAAGCGGATTTTAACCGATACGCCGACGACAATAAAATGTTTATGAAGCAGCTTATTGCCGACGGCATGGTAAAAGAACGGGAAGAAAACGGGATAGATACTGCCGTTTGCAGAATGATTGAAATTGACTACACCACCGAACAGGAAGCCAGCGGCGCGGCTGCTGAAAACGGCGGCAGCGTGGCAAGCGAGAGCATAAACGGCTACTCGTACAGCTACGACAAGACCGCACAGCAGGAAGCCGTAAAGCTGAACGCCAAAAGCTCGGCAGCAAAGAAAATCAATATCATAAAACTGTATAACGACTATAACGCGGGGGTTTGCTAATGGCTCGGCCTATTGCAAAAAAGCTGCTGGTGCACACCTGCACGCTTAAAAAGCCCGCAGGACTTGACCGCGACCGAAACCCGACTTTTTCGGAAACAGTGTTAAAGCGCGTGAGAATCGGCGCGACTTTTCAGACTGTACGGGGCAACGTGGGCGAAACCAAAGCCGACACAATGACGCTTGTAATTGACGCGGTTAATTCTGCGTATGAAACGACAAGCGGCGAACCTACGGCGCAGGTATTGCCAGCGGAAAACGACGTTATTGTATGGGACGGCAAGAGCTTTACCGTGCGAAGCGTTACGCCTTGCTTTGCGCAGAGCGACACCCCGCACCACTGGGAGGTAACGCTTGAATAGTAACGGCGGAATTACATTTAAGGCAACCGCGAACTTTGACAGCGCAGCTGCAAAACGAAAGTTTAGCGGAGCTATTCATAAAGCGCAGATAAAACTTGACGCGCAGGTTTTGACGGACAGTAACTACTATTGCCCGCTCAAAACGGGGACATTGCAAAAGTCGGGAATTATAAACACCGTGTTAGGCAGCGGCCTTGTCGTATGGAAAACACCATACGCCCGCGCCCAGTATTACGGCGTAAACTTTGACAGAAGCAAAGACCCGAACCCGAACGCCTGCGCGAAATGGTTTGAAGCTGCAAAAGCTCGGAAAGTGAAGCAATGGGAGAAACTTGTAAATGATACAGTCAAAAATAGCTAGCGCGATCAGCGCATACGTTGAAGAAACGCTGCAACTGCCTTTTACAATCTATTGCGACCTTATCCCCGACGAAGCAGCCGACGGCGCTTGTGTTAGGCATGACCCGACCCCAGCAGCAGAAGAACGCTACAACGACGGCACCCGCCTTGTAGCTTGGAACTTCACTTTTTACACACGCTGTAAAAATGCAGCTGACGCGAGGGAATACGGCAAACAGATAGTTGATACACTGGACGGCGCAACAGTATTGAGCGCTGAAAACATAAAGATAGAGTGCGAAGCAGTGACCCTGCCGCAGTTTATCGACACTGACGCAAAAGGTTTTACGACCTACGCCGAAAGTGTCAAATGCACATTTTTAGAGGAGTAACAGACTATGGGCGATTTAGTTAAAAAGACCAAAATTGTACCGTTCTTGAATACAAGTACGACATCTACACCCACTTGGACGCAGATTAAAAAGTCAACATCGTTCGACTTGAACACAAACCCGCAGGTAAAGACTTTTGATTTTATCTCAAGCGAACAGCCCGAGGAAGAAATCGACAGCTACCAGCCGAACCTTGCGCAGGCTTTGACAATGTTCAAAGGCGAACCCGACTACCAGCATATTTTCGATATGCTTTACGAATTGCCTACAGGCGCAAACGCTCACCGCGACGTGCTTATCGTTTTCTATCAAGAAACCGCAGAGTACACACCCGAGGGCGAAACAGAAAGCGAAACTGTTTATAAGGCTTGGAAAATTGACAGCTTGGTAAAAATTAACCAGCTCGAAACCACAAACGAACAGATTAACTTTGAACTTGGCTTCAACAACATCAAGCGCGGTGCTGCTGAAATCGTAAGCGGTAGCCCGTCATTCACAGAGGGTACATTCTCTAACGGAACATTTACCCCTGCTGCATAATGGACTTATCAGAAGCAAAGCTGCCCGAAACCGTAAAGGTGGACGGCAGCACATTTTACGTAAAAACATCGTTTAAGTTTTGGCTCAAGTTCTTAAAGAAACTTGATGATAAAAACGCGCCGCCCGCAGATTTTGACTTCATGTACAACGGGGCACGCCCACGAAGTCGGCTTAACGGAATCATGGCGCTTGTGCAATTCTGCAACCCGCCGCAGCTACTACCGCGCCCCGAAGTGTTCGGCAGTGGCAGCAGCGAAAAGGCGACCGACTACACCGTAGACGCTGACTACATCTACGCGGCATTTATGGAGCTTTACGGTATAGACCTTATCGAAAGTAATATGCACTGGTACAAGTTTTTAGCGCTTTTTAAGGGCTTGCACGGTACGAAACTTAACGAAATTATCGGGTATAGACTTTATGAGAATACCAGCGGCAAGCGCGACGCATACACAAGACAAATGGAAAAACTGCGCAGAGCTTGGGAACTTCCACAGATAGAAACGGACGAAAACGACGAAGCACTGGCAGCGTTTGAAGCACGCTTGAATAAATAGCACGCCCTGCACGATTGCGGGGCTTTTTTTATGGGAAAATGACTATATAGGTATGGCAAACGACGGCGAAATTAGATTTAATACCAAAGTTGACGAAAGCGGCCTTGATAAAGGCTTAAAGAGCGTCAAAGGCAAAGTAGACAATTTAGGCAAAGACACAAAGGGCTTGAACGCGCTTAAAACGGCGTTTAACGAAACGGGCGGAGCTGCTGCGGGCTTTACAAGCAAGCTGGGCGGCGTTGCGTCAAGCGGTGGCGTTGCTGCGGCTGCTATCACTGCGGCGGTAATGGCTGCAAAGAAATATATTGAAACACTCAAAGAAGCAAACGAAGCCTACAAGGTGCAGGAAAAGGCAGAAAAGGCACTTTCAAAAGCTGCGGAAAACAACCCGTATTTAAACGGCGAGGGCGTGGAGCGCCTTAAAGACTTTGCGGGCGAGATCCAAAAAGTAAGCAACTACGGCGACGAAGCAACAATCGACATCATGGCACAGCTTGCGGCCACTGGCAGAAGCGAAGCCGAAATAATGAAAATTATGGCGGCAGCTGCGGACTATGCAGCCGCAAAACATATCGACCTCAAAACGGCAGCGGAAACGTTAAACAGCACATACAGCGGCATGGCTGGAACTATGGGGCGACAGATTGCCGAAATTAAAGACCTTACCGACGAACAGCTCAAGAACGGCGACGCTATCGACCTTATAGCGAAGAAATACAAGGGCTTTGCAGCTGACGCGGTAGACAGCGGAACACAGGCAAAAAATGCTTTTGGCGACTTCATGGAATCAGTCGGCAAAATGGCAAACCCTATGTTTGAGGGCTTGAACCAGCGTGCAAAATCGTTTTGGGAATCCATGACCGAACAAATGAACAAGTTTAACGACGCGCTGGAAACTGCAAGCCGTAAATGGGGAATCGGCGGCATACACCGCGCCGTAAACGAGGGCGTCGACGTCATAAATACAACGTACACAAACAGCAGCACAGGCGAACAAAAACGCGGCGCAGACTTCCAAACCACAGAATATTTGAAATGGCTTAAAGAAGAATTAGAGTGGCGCGAAAAGCTCACAGACGAGGAACAAGCCGCACTCTTTGAAATTAACCTCGAATTAAAGCAGCGTGAACGCTTGGCGAAGTACGAAAAGGAACAGGCAGAAGCCGAAGCCAAGAAAAACGAAGAAAGTAAACGACAGGCAGAAGCCGAAAAGACCGCGAACGACTACGCAGCCGCAAGCAATAAGGCGCTGCAAGAAAAATTAAAACTTCTTGAAGTTGAAGCAAAGGCAAAGGGCGAATCGGTAGACGCTCAAGACGTTTACAACGCTTATTTGCAGTCATACGTTGACTTGCTCACAAAGACAAACGGCACAATACAAGAGGGCTACCCGATAGAACTACGCCGCCGAAAAGAGCTTGAGGAAGCAAAAAAGGCGCTGGACGCTGCAAGGGATAGCGAAGAAAAGCTCGCAGCCGCAATGCAAATGACGCAGGCGGCCACAAACGCAATTAACAGCATTAAGCGCGAAATGACACCAGCGCAGGAAATGCAGGAACAAATCAACGCGCTTGAGGAACTGAAAAAGAAAATACAGGAAACAAGCGAAGCTGAAATCGCAGCCGCACAAGAGGGCGAAGAAAAACAACTGAGCAAACAAGAGCTTATAAGCGGCCTTGCGGAAGCTGAAAAGGCGCTCATTAACGAAAAAGTGGACGCAATCGCAGCAAAAGAAGAAAGCTGGTGGGACAAACACGCAAGCAAACAAAAAGAATTGCTCGACATGAAACAGGCGCTTAACGACAGCGAAGTTTTAAGCGACGAAGAAAAATACAAAAAAATGCAGGAGCTTGACGAAGCATACAAGCAGAGCAAGGCGGCACAGATTGCCGACCTTATGACGCAAGTATCAAGCTACACAAACCAAACGGTAGACATAATAAACAATGCTTCAAAGTTAATGCTCGAAACTTCCAAGAACAACGCAAAAGCAGAACAGGCAGCGCTTGAGGAAAAATATTTAAAGGGTGAAATCAGCGAAGAAGAATACCAAGAGAAAATAACCGAGAGCAAGAAAAAGGCTGCAAAGGAACAGTACAAAATACAAATGGTTCAATGGGCAGCTTCTATTTTGCAGGCTACGGCGAACATTGCGCAGGGTGTAACGCAGGCTATTGCGCAGGGCGGCGTTGCGGGGCTTATTACTGGCGGCCTTGTAGCGGCTGCGGGTGCGGTTCAGATAGCAAGCATTATCGCGTCAAAACCTACCCCGCCGAACTTTGCGGGCGGTGGTTTTATCGGTGGTATGAACGGCGCGACAATGGGAAGCGATAACACCTACATACACGCACGCACTGGCGAAATGGTAGCGAACGCAGCACAGCAGCGCAACTTGTGGGAAGCCATGAACGGCAACGGCGGCGGAAGCGGTACAAACATCGTTATAAATAACAGCGCTTCAAACATCGCCACAGCACAGCCAAAAATTACACGTAATCAAATCGAAATAATGATTGACGCGCGGGTAAATGACAGCTTGAAAAATGGCCGTTATGACAAATCGCTCACGCAGGCACAAAGCGGCATGAGCGGCGACTATTACGGAATCTAGGGGGAATATATGGCGCAGAATTGGAGCACACACGTAAATACAGACTTCTACGGGCAGGACGGCGGCTACAAGGACAACACCGAAAAAGTGGAGTTTAAGAGCGGCCGTACTATCAACTATTTGAAGAACAGCCACCCGAAGAAAACCCACGCCCTTAACCTGCGCTGCAAGGATAAAGGCACAGCCAAAGAGGACGGCAAAACCGAGTTTGAATGGTTTTTATACTGGTATGAAAACACGGCCAAAAGCGGCACCGTGCCTATTTACTTAACGGACATTATAACGGGCACAGGTACAAAGCAGTACCTTGTACACGTTGAGGGGTGGCGCGGCCAGCGCTTCAAAGAAGTAAACTTGCAGCTTGAGGAAGTGTAAATATGAGTATCACAAGGGCTTTAGTAGAGGGCGGCGGGTATAATCTGCCTTTTCTTTTGCATTTATACGATCCAGCAGGAACGACACATATTTACTTGATAAATGACAATGAGGACTACATCTATAACGGGCAAACGTATTTATCAAGTAATTTTACATACAACCCGAACCGCGACGGCGACACCAATTTAAGCATAGAGCTTGTGGAACACGACGAAATTATAGACCTTTTGGAAAGTAACTACACTTTCAACGTGGAAGCCATAGGCATTTTTAACGGCGAGGAAGTGGAAGAAATCGGCCAATACTTCCACAAATACGGCGAGGGAACATGGAGCGGCGCAAAGCTCGAAATCAAGCTGAATAAAGACGACCGCGGCGAAATGACTTTCCCAGCGCTTACGCTTAATAGTGATAATAACAGGGGCGGCAACTAATGAAATATGACGACCTTTTGAACATACCTTTTAAGAAGTTCGGACGCGACAAAAGCGGCTTTGACTGCTACGGCGTGGTTATGGAGTGCTGCAAGAGAGCGGGAACGCCCTTGCGGGACTTGTACGGCGATATTGTGGACTTGCCCGCCGACGGAGTAAATGACTATATAAGCGGGGGCTTGAATGTGCGAGAAATCCCCGCCCCGAAAGTGGGCGCTATCGTATATTCAATCTATCACGGCAACGTACACGTGGGCTACATCGTAGACCGCGGCATAGTTTTGCACGCCACAATCGACAAAGGCGTGAAAATCTCACCACTTGCGGCGTTGCGCCCTATTGCTTATTACGAGGTTATAAATGAAAGCGACCCTATACAAGACACTATCAAACAGACAAACACCGATTGAAGTAAAGGCAGGGCAGACAGTCGCCCGAGCTTTTCCCGAGTTAGATTTAGAAAACGCAATAATCGTAGTAAACGGGCGCATAGAAAAGCCCGATTATGTTTTGCAGGAAACCGACAAAGTTATGATCCGTTTGACACCAAGCGGAACTACTGCGCTTATTGTTACTCTTGTCGTGGTTGCGGTTGTGGCCGTAGGCGCTGGCGTTGTCGGCGGTATTGCTGCATACAAGGCAAAGCAGGCAGCGGAAGAAGCAGAAAGAGAGCTGGAAAAAGTAAAAAAGCTCACCAATAAGCCCGAAGTGGATAACCGCCCGTTTTTACGGGGCGCAAGCAATACAGACGCGCAGGGCAATTTATTGCCGTTCATGTGCGGTTATAACTTCTTTACACCGTACAAACTTTCAAGCCCGTTTTTTAAGCTCACAGGCACGGACGGCGTAGACGAATACACCTACACCGCCCTTGTATGCGGATTTAACAAGCAGATAATTAAAAAAGTCGCCATTGACGACGTAACAATAAAAACCTTTAACACATCAGCCCCGCAAGAGGGCGCCTACCCGCTTGACACTTCTATTTTTGCCGAAAACGGACAGCTTGAAATAGCGCAGGACGGCGGGCTTTTGGGCGTGCTTACTGAATTAAACTATAAGACCGTTTCAAACGCTTGTAACGACGAAATCCCAAAAGACACGCTCGTAGCTGAGGGTACAAAGAATTATTTAACCTATACGCTGGATAAATACGCAAAGGACGTAGACATAGCAATTACTTTCCCTTACGGCCTTTATGCTTATAACGACGATAACGACAAAATAAGCAATACCGTTACAATTACGCCGCAGTATTCACTTGACGGCGGCAATACTTGGGTAAACTTTACATTTAATAATAACGGAACTATGACAAACGTATTTTCCCGCAATGTTTCAGACAAGGAAATACGCTTTGTCGCTCATAAAGATTTTAGCTTGCAAGATTATACAACGCTCAAAAACAACGGAAAGGAAGCTATCTTTATCAGAGTACGAAGCAACGGCGCGGCGCATGATACGAAAATACACAATGATTGTTATGTATTGTTTTATCAAAGTTTGTGTTTTGACCCGAACAAATCAAGCACACCTGCGGGGCTTGTAAGCGACGGCGGCGCGGCTGGGCTTGTTTCCTGCTTGAATATAGAGGACAGAGAGCGGACGTTTTGTACAGTGCTTGCGCTGCGCTTGAAAGCGTCAAAAATTAACGAAGATAAACTCAAGAAAATAAACATTATCACAAACGGCGTGGCGCGTGTATGGGCTGGCGGTGCTTGGAGCGTGGGAAAAGTCGAAACAAGAAACCCTGCTGCGTGGGCGCTTGAAATCGAAACGAGCGACAGACACCCAGCAAGCCGTAGACTTGATAGCGAAATTGACCTCGAAAGTTTTGGCGACTGGTACGAACGTTGTGAAGAACTGGGCTACAAGTTCGACTATGCAGTAACACAGAACACCAAAAAAGACAATATTTTGCAATACATCGCCGAAGCGACAGGCGCTTGTATTTACTGGGACATTAACGGGCGGCGTGCGGTTGCGCTTGATAAGCCGCAGGAAAACGCGCTCGCAGTTTATAACCCACAGAATATTATTAGTATTCAGAATAAAAAAAGTTTTGGACGACGCACCGACGGCTTGAGAATTAAATATAATTCCAGCGATAACGACATTTTCCAAGAGCTTACATATCTTGTCATGCGCGAAGTGGACGGCAGACCGCTACCGCTTACAGACGACAGCATAATTAAAGACGTGACAATAACGGGCGTTACAACACGCAGCCACGTTGTAAAATACGCCCGCCGCCTTATGGCTATAGAAGCGCTGCGCCCGAAAACGACAATTATTGAAGTCGGAAACGAGGGCATTTTCTACACGCCTTATTCAAAAATATTGATACAGGACGACAGCCTTAAAATAGGACTTGGCAAAGGCTATATCGTGCAGGACGTGGAATATAGCGGCGGCTACCTCGATAAAATCTATATCGACGGCACG